ACAACCGTGCGAAACATGTCTGGTTTCTCTGCTTGCGCAATAGAAATAAAAGAAAGGGCCAGCATAAATGTTAAAGCAAATCTCTTCATTAATAAGTCCTTAACTGTCTTTCCTGCCTCTTCTCAAAGGGTAATGATTTAAGGGTTGGTCGTTTGGATTCACTTGCTGCTTGTTCAAATATTTCTTCTATCAAGTCCCAATATTCTTGGGCCTTTCTATTCTCCCCTTTCCTAGCAGCATACTTCAGCTTAGTTTTTAAAGCACGCAAATCTTTTTGTATCTTCTTAGCCTTAAATGATTGTGCTCTTCCTAGGTCTACATCATAGGTTCTGATACCAGAAAAGAATCTAATCCATCGAGCCGTTGCTTCAATGTCGATAGGATTGCTTTCCCTCTGCGCCCCAAAGATGGAAGGAGTTATTTCTTGCACACCAAAATCATCTACTGTCCTAGTTCCGAATATATCTCCCGGATTCAACCTATTTATTTCAGCTAAAGGAACTAATATCTGTGCAATATGCCATAGTCTAGCAGGAATCTCGACTCCTAGAAAGTCTTTTATTTCGTTTCCTTCTTCCCGACTTATTGGCTTCTGTCTAAATGTATCATAATTAGATAGTTGTTCAAACATTACTTTAGGTATAGGAGAAACCATCTCAGTCATTAAGTCGGCTGGACTTGTGAGTCTTTCAAAGTCTGCTGTAGGTAGTGTATTCAATAATGTGAATAGTTGTCTTACATTCTGATTCTCTTTACCAAAAAAGATAGGAACCCGATTGCCCCAGAAGGGAGCAATGTCTTTATACTCAGGACGCCCATCAGAAAACTCAAACTGTTCTCTGGCTATATTAATCTTTGACATTCTTGCAGGGCTTTTAACAGCGGCCTCAAGTTGGGCTGGTAGATTCTTACGCATCCATGTATAGAAAGGAACAACACGCTTCATAACATTGCGCTCAAACTTAGAGATGTCAAGGTAATCAAATAGAGACTTCTTAACTTCCTCTGCCGCTCTACCATACCTTGCTTCTTTTACTGTAATACCCCAATCACTCATTGCTGTGGTGTCTGAAAAAGAATAACTCTTGCCATCAGGTGCAGTCCATTTATACTTTCCGGGATTCTTCTTTATACCCTTTAAGGTATTAATATAGACAGCCCATCTTGCATTGTTCTCAAGAGATGCGCCTGCTTTAAAGCCTGCCCTAACTGCAGGACTATCTGCGCCTATAGTAGATTGTAACTTCCTTCCGGGTTCCATTCCAAACTTATTTCTGCTGGCCAGATTTTCTAACTTTTCAACATCAGGCATGAAAACATCTTTAGTATACTGCCCTCCAGCAACACCAAGATCATTCCCAGAATAGTATATAGACTCCATGCTTTCATCAGCCATACCACTAAAGCCAAGGTTACTCCATGCCTTATCAGAAGCAATTTTGCTTGGATCACCGCCAGCATCTACCCATTTTTTACTCTCACCGAGATGGTCGGGGGAGCGAAACCAGCCGTTCCATTGCATCTTCATTGCATCTGTATAGTCTTTAGGATTCTTAACGCCAGAGATGAGATAGGCATTTGATATATTGCCCATCAAGTTTCTCATGTGATAGGCTGGTCTTACCGCAAGAGTCCAACCTTTCCATGAGTTCTGCACTCCATCATAGAGGCGCTTAACTCTATTCATCTCTGAATCATTTCTAGAAAAATCTAGGTACTCATCAATTGAGCGAGAAACTTCTTTAGGCGCTTTGAATTGCTCAAAGCGACCCGGCTCTGGACGTACTGCTTTACCAACGTCTAAGTTTGAGTCCAAGAATCTAGCATCATCTACTGCAGTCATCACATCTTCTGTAGGTCTTTCTCCCATTGCCCTAGCAGGAGCATACAAACCTGTAAAGATTCCCTTCTCTCCAAGATCTACACCATGCACATAACTTAAATAATTCTTATTGAAATCTATGACTATTTCGTTTTCTCTTCCAGCTGCCTTCAAGTTGCTATTAAGTTCTTTGATCCAATCATGCTTTCGATTACTGATAGATTCCCTCATGCCCGGAAACTGATCCACCAGCCGTATAACTCCATTAATAAATTTGGCGTAAGCATCTCCGCCAACTCCTTCTCTAATAAGCATTTTCATATCCTCAATACTTAAAGGAACATTTCCGTCTACCTGTCCTGCAAAAGAATTCTCTCCTATCCACCACTTAGTCTTTTGATTAGTTTCCGTCCCTTGTCCACGATGGGGATGCTGCCTATTAAGATAAACCTTAACCTCATCTTCATTCTTTACTCGGCGCGTCCAGTTACCTATATTATTATGTGGCACTCCATGCTTTGCGGCAAGTTCTCCAGATATGCTATCAACCATCCATGCTTTCTGAATGTTATGATGATGATCGGTCATGCGTAATGCTTGCGCTAAGACAGGATTCTCATAGAACATATTCTGATAATTATGTCTTGAAGAGAAGAGAGCATTGGCTTCTGTTGTAGACATCTGGAAGTTACGATCAGAGAAAGGTGTTCTTCCAACGCCCGGATGATCTACAAGAGTTCCAACAAGTTTTTCTCTACCAGCAGGTGTTAAGGAATGATAGGCGTATTGCTGTGCGGCCTTATCTATTGCTACTGCCCACTCTGGGTTAACCTTAGTTCTTTTCCATACTTCATACTCTCTTTTTGCTGCCTCTCTCAGTTCTTTAGTCCTTGCTCCTTGAATGTTATCAATGAAGTTAAGATTCATACGCATAATATCATCAGGCATTTTCAACATGTCTAACTGGACTTGTAATTCAGGAGTAAATATACCAGATCTTTTCTCTAGTTTTAGAATCTCTTCTCCTTGCATCTTAATAGTCTGTGCAAGTTCAACCCCTTCGTCCCCTAAAATTACACCAAGTTTACTCTTAAGCGCTTCATCACCAGTCTCTTGATAGCGCATTAGCGCACCAAGAACCCTCTTCTTGGATTCTTCTTTAGTTTCTGTTGGCTTTACCGGCCTGCCAAACGCATCCTCACCCTTGCCTCTTTGTGATTTAGCGCGTTTGTTTACTACCTTATTGCTTTTACGAAACCATTGCTCAATAAAACTAGGAGATCCTAGTGTCGCATAATGATTAACTCGCGTAACTTCTCCAGTTTTCTCATTAACTAGATCAGTATGCTGAGTGCCGCTACCCTGCTTTCTTTGTCTTTCAAGATGTTGAAGATATCTTTGATGCTCTGTAGTAGCAACATTAAACCTTCTTCCCATGGCTTGAACAGCAGGAACTTTACCTACAGCCTGCGCTCCTTTAACAACACCGCTTACACCTTGGGCTATACCGGGAACCTTGCCTAGTAGTTTGGCAGTTCCAGCAATAGGGACATACATGAGTGGGTCAGTAGCAACATCACCTACAAAGCCTAGAATCCCTTTTACAATAGGGTTCCAAGTAGCAGGAAGAAACTCTTGAGTCCTTACTTCATCTTCACCTTTGAATCCTTTTCCAAACCCTGCGGCAAATCCCTGTGGTGTAGGATCGTAACCTCCAACCCCCATCTCACGAAGACCTACCTTTAGTCCTTGTGCTGGTCTTTCAAGAAGGGCTAATGCATCTAGGGTAGCACTACCTGTCCTTCCCCAAAAGCCACGCTCCTCTTCAGACTTTTCAGCATCAGTAAGAAACTGAAGCTGCTGAACTTCATCCCATTGTTTAAAGGATTCAGGAACCTGTCTTTTTTTAAGTTCCCCATCCCATTTATACTTGTATATCATTGCGGGACTTTTTGTACTCTACCACCACTTGGATCATCGATGCCCATGAGTTTAAGAACAATATTTATTTTTCCCTGAGGCGTTCTAAAATCTTCTTCAGTCATTTGCTTTAATTGAAATATAAAATCCGACCTTTCAAGAAGAGCATACTCTAGTGCACGAACAGCCTCTGATACTATCTTTCCTCGTTCAGTGGAGGTTGACATTTTATATCGTTTACCCAGTTGATTCATCTGGGCTGTAAAGTCTGTGCCTTCAACGTTTGAAAGAGTAGGTGTTGTGATTTTTATAACTGTACCATTATCCATTCCTTTGCTTACTCTTTCATCATTCTCGTATGCATAAAACTGTTTACGCGTTGCTTTATCATAATAAGTATACGCTTTTGGAGTCGCTTCTAGTGACGCTTGGTCACGGAATGACTTACCTGAAACACCCTTTGTAAGTTCTGATATCTCAGATGCAGTTGCACCAAGGGCTTGAAGTCTTTCGTAGAAGTCTGGTATAGTTTTAGGAGGATAATATTTACCATCCTTAAACATAGCGGCTTTCCAAATGTTATGCAATCTTATTTCTGAATCAAACTTTTCTGTCTTGTCTAGCACATCAGTTGCCGCAGCAGCGTATGCCGCGCCACGACTTTCACCGCCAGTCACATGCGCCCAACCATCAAGCAGCATGGACTTTGCATAGATCTTATTTAACTGACTAAGATACATTTTCTTTCTTGCTACTGGATCAGATGCATATCTTCCCCAAAGAGATTTCATATAAGCATCATACTCGCTTGTATTCTTGGGAGGCACGACAGTAGTAACGCCCTTCTTCTTAGTATCAGTATCAACAATAGTTTCCGCCCTTGATTTAGCAATGGCAGAAGGAGCGTTCTTGTTATGCTCAGCAATTATAGCCTCAAGTTCTACTTGACGCGCTTCAACTTTCTCTTTTTCTTTTATCCTTTTAACGATGGTTGCTGGCTGGGCACTCTCTGGAAGTCCTGATATTGGCCCGGCGGCTTCTAATCTTTCTCTAGAAATACGAGCACCTTCATCCCACCACCATTTTGCTGACTCACTTACAACATCTTCAAGGTTACGTGGCTTGCTAGTACCCGGCTCTATGGGGAATCGCCTGTCATTTGCTCGATCTGTGCTTTTCTTTACCCTAGCCTCTGACCTTAACCTCTTCAAATCAGCACTCTCATTCCCTGATCGAACCATCGAGTCAGCGTAATCTGAATCGCCTAATTGAGTATCAGGAAAACGACTAAATAAGGCATTTCCAATCTCGGGAGATGTAGCAGGGCTGGCTTGATTCAATAATGACCGCAATCTTTCTTGCTGCATTAAAGCACTTCTTTCATCAGACGATGCCGTAGGTGTCGGTGCATTTGATTGCCTTTGCGCAAAGTCTGCAGGAGAAAGTTCGGCTTCACCTCCATAGGGCATAGCACCACCAACAACTTGAGAAGAAAGTTCTAACTGTCTTTGCTTCATCGCCTCCAAGAATCTACGCCGTAGATCTTCAGGCCAATTCTCTATGCCTTGTGGCTGTGCGTAATTAGTCATGCTGAGTACCCATGTCTTTCTCTCCACTTCTGAAGGTAGCCTTCAATATCGCCCTTAATACTTTTTGTGTAATCAGAAGGAGCGGTATCTCCTACCCAAGGAGTAGCATCTGCTAAAGCATTATCTGAAGCGAACTTACCCTTTGATCCAAAACTAGCAGCCTGATGTGACGGGCCTTTCTTCTTTGCCCATTTAGTTTGAGACATCTCAGCAAGGAATTTTCTATCTACTTCTTTGAATGTTTTATCTACCATTGCTTCTGCTGGATCGGCATCAAATTCCTCTGTTCCCATTGTTTCGGTATCAGGGTTAGACGACCAAACATCTTGAACACTTTCAGTATAAGTATTATATAAAGGATTATGCTTATACTTCTTGGCCTCTTCAGCGGTTATCATTTGTCTCTCAGGGCCGCCCATTACACATCTCCTGCTAGCGCGCTGTAATTAACATGCTTCACCCCATCGATCTCGACAACCGCTTCTGGATGAGTCTCTTCTACTTCCTGTGCGATCACGCCACGACGTGGAGTAGAATCACCAATATAATTATACTTGTAAACACTAAAGCCATTCCATGTTCCATCACTTTTAAGGTTCTCTTTTACTCTTACATCAGAAGCAAGGATAGCGGCAGATGCCACACTCCCAAGCATATTCATCATACCACTGTTGTCAGAAGGCCCAGCAGTTTGTGTCTGGCCCCCATAATTTCCACTGATCGTATTCATATAATTATTTAAAGCGTTCTGTGGAGCAAAGGCTTCATAGTTATATTGTGATATATTCCTATTGATGCCCTCTTGAGCCATGGATCTTCGTTGCTTTCCAACATCTCCAACTGCTTGCATCATGCCAAGAGGTGCTGCCATAGTAGTAGGATACTGCTGTCCAGCACCTAGCCTTCGTCCTTGCGCGCCTTCATAAGACTGCTGATACATCTGCGCTGCCTTGTCAAGCATCTGTTGGTTAGCTGAAGAGATAGCCTTAGACTGAACCAAGTCTCCCCTCGTGCCGCCTCCGGGCTGATACTGGGTGATAGCCTGCCTAATACCGGGAAGAACATTCCCTGTTAGTTGGCCTCTCATTTGGTTTCCTAGAGATTGCATTACAGGCCCAAAGGTTCTAGTATCTACACCACCACCCATTAAGCCAAGCATATTCTGCTCCGCTCCCTGTTGCATTGCAGCGGCTCTTGGGCCAGCGGCATAGCCGACTGCACCCTTTTGAGCCATAGTCTGTAAGGGGTCGAATCCAGCCAGTGTTGGGCCGCTATAATAGTCAGGCGCGCCCTTTCTCATTAATGTTTCGGCTTCATTGAATCCTGTCTTTAGGTAGCGTTGCTGCCCCTTCCAAGGATCTTGAGTCGTTGTTGATATATTAGTTCCACCACCCATAAGTTATTCCTCTTTATAGCCTATCATCAGAATCATTCTCGCCTACACCCAGACCCATAGCCTCCGCAACATCACCTGCCATATCCGCAATACCACCAAATAGATCTGCCATCGGGCCTTCGTTTGACCCCGCTCCCGAAGAATTTTGTGCAGCATCGGAACCACCTTCGTTATAATTATAATTATTAGCATTGTTGGTGTTATTGTTCCTTATTGCTGCTGCCGCCGCCGCTTCTTCATCGGCCTTTAGTTGATCCATGTACCTTCCAAATCCTGTATTGGGATTGCTATAAGAAACCTGTGGCCCTTGCATTTGGAACATAGGGGTTGGCTGAAAGTCTCCTATACCAGCCCAAGGCGCATATGCACCAGAACTTAGTATCCCAGCTGGATAAGATGGTTCCCCCATCGGCCCACTATAATTGGGCGAAGGGGAAGAAATTGCTTTTAATAAAGCCTGTTGATCTTGTGTTGATATTCCGCCAGCCATATACTTCTCCGGTTAATGCATTTTCTCTTTGATGTCTTTAGTGATGATGATGTAAGATTGTTTCCAATCTTTAACTAATCTTAATAGCCCTCTGCGAGTCCATGCCTCTAATGCAGAACACCCAGCCTTTATTGCAAATGCTTCTAGCGTAGGCTCAAACTTCTCCTGCATTCTTCTTAGGTCTTTTCCACCCAAGGCTATAATCCTTAATACTTTCTTTCTAGGATAATGAACAACTTGTGTTACCATGGCGGCTATAACTGCCCTGTCTTCAGTGGACACCCATAGTTGCATTTCATTATTAATAATTAAATAAGCAAAGTCTTGCGCCTCTACTTCCCCTTCAGAATAAGGCGTTGCTTTTGAAAGCAATGGCTCTACTTGATCCCAGATATGAGGGACTTCATCAGGGTATACTAGATGTATATTAAAGTTTTGTCCAAGCGCCGGAAGAGTTATAGAAGTAGATTCCTTCTCCTCCTGACGGGTTCCATTCCGTGCCATCTGCGTACCTTATATCACCAACTCTAGGTTTATTTTTTCCATTAAGAGTTCCACTAGAATTCTTTCCCGGCTCAATGTATGTCCTTTCTAAATGCATAACAGCTAGATTAAAGATTAAATCACCCAGTCTATTAAACTCAGAAACAATATAGCCCGGTAAGTCCTCTTGTAGTAATGGGGCTGGATTAGCGTTGTACCTCATAACGCTTTTTACTGCTTTATTTTTTCTTAATAAAGCGGGGATGTCAACCATTAGTAACTCCTTCCCCCTCTTGATCCAACTTCTGTAACTTCAAATTGAAGGCCATGGAGTTTCCATTCAACATCATTCTTGCTTTCAAACTTCACCCCATAGTATCTTCCTGTTTTTCGACAGGGAACTCTGCTCATCGTGTCTGGATTAAAGGCATAAGGAGCGCTCCAAGAGACGCCGCCTTCCATATCCATCTGACTGCCAACATAAACATCAATAGTATTCGATGAACCAAAAACCTCCATCAATGGGTATATAGAGGTTACAGTCTTTATTGCTGAGTAATCCTTTTCCCCTTTCTCTCCAGCAGATATGCCAGTCCTTTCGATATAGGAGGTCATTAGGGCTGTGCCTTCTTTGTTTCCTATACTGTCCCGATATATCTTAGTTGCAGTAGGACTGCAAAACAATAGAACCTTTTCTTTATTAGAGTAAGTTCTTGTTCCCCAAGCAGACGTTGTATCATCCCAAGAAGCAAATCTTGCAACGGTTGCTCCAGTAGTATGTGCTGCTGCCGTCGTAGAATTAGCCCCTCTTGTTATCCCAGTAAAGGTTGTAGAGGTCATGCCTGTATATGTAATCTGTTCAGTATCTATTATAACCGTTCCCGTTGATGGGAATGTCAAAGTAGGATCAGTATTTACACTTAAAGCGCCGCCCGTTGGAGGAACGGATGCTGTGATTGTGCCATTAAGAGTGGTATCTATATCCCAACTTGTTCCACCAGACACATCAGCAACACCATAAGAGGCATGAGATAGATTGCTTAAACTTCTTTTTGAAATAGTATTGTCTTTCCAGTTCCATATAATAGCAGCAGTACAAGTGGTTTGTCCAGTTTCTGGGAAACAGGCAAGCATCTCATTTCTATTATAATCGGCCACAACAAAAGATGCGCTAAAGTTATCGCCATCTATAGAGGTAAGCAATAGATTTTGAAGTCGTTTATTTAAAAGGGGCAGCAGTCTCTGCCCATCATTTACATATAAGTTATTAGTCCCGAAAAGAAAATGACCGCCCTCAAATTCTGCAACACAGTTCTTTGCAAGGATTCCAACAGTAGGGGATAGTATCTTGAACTGGAAGATAAAGGGTGTGCCTACATAGGTAGCAGAATAGATAGAGTTCTCTTTATATATTTGAAAACTATCTCGCATTGCCATTCCATCTAGGATAGATCCTTTAGTCGCTGCTAACTCATACTCACCAGCATCTACCGTATCATCATTAACGTCCCATGAGATCGGTGTATTCTGAACCTGTGCTTCTGTACTCCACAGAACCACCCTGTTCTTCTCTACACTTCCTTCCTTTGTATTCATTGCGATAAGGAAAGACTTAAACGACTTTAGAGTCTTGCATCTATTAGTAGTTGTCCAATTTGCTAAATCTCTTAATCTATAGGTGCTTTGAGGCTGACCATCTCCCTTGCTTATAGACCATTCTTGCGGTACATCAACAAAGTTATTCAATATAAGAATGCCACCGATGACAGAAGAAGACCAATTCTCTTCTACTATGCCAGTAGCGGTCGCGGTATAATCGTTCTCTGTTGTTAGAGTATCTCTTAGAGGATTTACAATCTCGTTATCAAGATGGGCAACATCAGTTGTTCCGCTTAATGTGAGGACATTCCCAGACCGACTTGTATAAGTTAATTCCTCATAGGTCGCTGCCGCACCAACACAGACACTACCACCACCAGCAGGAAAGTTGCTACCATCTGTCAGGGTAATAGTACCTACTCCAGAACTCACCGCTCCGTCCAATGTAGTGCCAGTTTGTCTAGTTATATTAGACCACGCTGATCCATTATGAACATATACCTTGGCTAACCCACATGCAATCCAAAAGTAATTACCACCAGCTTCCAGCGGGGTAATATAATAGGGCGTTACAGGACAGGTTGCAAGAACCTCTTCAAAGCCAGCGCATTTATTTACATATCCATCAATCATCCTTACGTTATTGCCACCACTCCATGCGCTTAACGGCAGTTGCTGTGGTGGAATATCTGTAATTATTCCAACACTACCAAGATTTTCCATTGGGACTAGCATAGGCTATTCCGGTTTAGGGTGCGCGACTTTTACCGCGTCACAATCAGCTACATAGGTATCCATTAATCTTGCATCTCCCTTCTCTTTCCAATAGAGAGCGTCAGCAAGAGTCTCCCATTCTGGATACTCGCGCTTTCTTTTCTTCTTGTATTCGACTGCTTCCCATTCAATCTCCCAAGCATCAATCTGCTCTTGCGTCGGGTGAGGATCATCCTCATCCCATTGATGGATGACGTAATCACCAGCAACTTTCATCACCACCCACTTTCTAGAAGGATATTTATGCGCAAGAACATCGCCTAACTTACTTGGATGTTTCATCCTATCCACCCTCCACTAAATTCAAAATTCCCGAATGCGATATTGTCATCTATAGCCCTCATAAATGCTTGAAAATAATTTGTGCCATCACTGTAAACTATTGCGCCACAACCAACACCAATATCTGACATAGTATATGACTTAAAGGCAACCTGTGAAGTTGATTGAGGTGTGGCAGATCCATCTTTATATATTGCCACTCCTACCCCCTCCCCATTGGAGTCAAGGGTGGCTGTAGCCCTAGCCCATAGCCAGTAAAATCCGGGCATAGTAGGTGTGAATCTATTAGATGCCGTTCCTGTGCTAGTGCTTTGGGTGCATACGCCATGCGAGTCATAGACTATAGTATCAAGGGGCATTATTTCAAACGTATTAGATGCTACAGTTTCATCAAACCCCTGCATTAGAAAGACAGGGTTACATGTTACCCACTTAACCCCTTCTGTAGAGGCGGAATCAGATACTAATTTTAATCCATTGCCAGCGCCTGTAACCGTGTAACCGGTTGTAGGCGTTGTGGTTGGTGCTGCTAATCTAGCGTCAGCAGTAGAGTATGTATACATATCCCCCTTAGTTGTCAGTGGGGATCCAGCAGATGCAGCCCATTCAGTTGCTGTACCACCTGAGTTTACCCTGAGAACCTTTAAAGCGTCAGCTACAGCCACATCAGGAGCGGTTCTCCTTATATCTGTAGCGTCAGGAAAGGTCGACTTTACTACCGTCTTTATTAATCTAAGATGGTTATCCCCCTCTGCAATAGTTGCAGTTCCCGGCGGATTTGTACCATCTAATTGACTAACGTATGTTGCTGATTCTACTGACATATATATTCTCCGTTAAACCCCTTAACTCCACCCTAAAGATACTGCTTGGATTCGTGTTTCTTTTGCTGCGCTTTGGTTAAGCGTCTTGATGCGGTACACCATGCTAGTTCCAGTCAGGCTAGTCCGCGCCACATCGTGCGCTGAGACTATAAAGTGTGGAGATGCTGTACCTGTAGTGCCTTGAGCAACAAGTGTTGTAGATGTCCAACTAGTACCGCCGTCTGCGCTGTATTCAGCAGTAATGTCTGTGTTTATGGCTGCGGTTCCAGTGCCGTTTGCGTACGTCATCACGATGTCGCCTTTGGTCGGAGCGCCATCATTTGCTGTGGTTGAGTTTGATACGAGTGTCATATTACTAATATCACCGAGAGCGGGTTGGCCCTGATTTGTGCCGCCACCAGTTAATGGCCCCGTACCACCACCCGCTGCTCCGCCGCCGCTGCCACCAGTTACGCCAGTTACAGCCGCTCCACCACCTGAGATGCAATATGTACCGCCACCTCCACCGCCTTTAGCTGTTTGCGTGGCGTTAAAACTAGTATCTGTACCGCTTGGTTGAGTTCCACCACAACTAGCAGCAGTAACACCAGTTGCACCAGCCCCTACTACAGCGGCATAAGTTCCCGCCGCTGCGACCCAACCTGTAATCTCCATTACACCGCCGCCACCGCCACCGCCCCCAT